CCATATCCCCTATTTTGACTTCTTCGTAAGTTCCGTCAGTACCTTTGTTACCAGTCATTGCATCAGTCTCGTTTGCCAATGCTACTGCTAACTCATATTGTGCATATTTAATACTTGCAGGAATCGCAGTACAAGCAAGTTCTACATTGTCTACTTCATAATTATTTCGAGGCCATTTCAAGGCTTGCCCGTCATCACAACGATCACCATAAAAATTAAGGCTATCAATCCATCTCGTAGCAGATATTAATGCTCGATTCTTTTGATC